AATAGCGATTGGTGGGGCATTACCGCTCCTCGGAGAAGGAAAATAAAAAACCCCTGTAAAATCAACAAGTTATGAAAATACAGGGGTTCGCTAAGTTATTGATTTTATTCGTTTTTATCTAACAAGGATTGATTATATTCTAGCAATTTTCGAGTCGCAGTTGGATATACCCCAACGGATTCTGCCCAATAGCACCATCCATGAATGTCTTTAGGAATGCACTTTGAATTTGCACCTCGTTTTTCTGGATATACAAAAGTCCACCAAAGGTTGTGTCTAGAGTCATCACCATATACCGCATCACGAATTGTATAATAATCAACACCTGCTGCCTCACAAACATCATACAGTTCTTGGCATTGCATTACTTTATAAAATGCTGCACGGTTTCCAGAGAACTTAATAATCTCTGCCTCATAACGAGTTACTTGGCGAATAGAAACATTTGCGTTATATGCTTCTTGATAACACTCAATAACTTTGCGTGTATCTTCTTGATTGCCACCAAGAATCATAAACTGTCTAGAATCCATTTCTAAGAATGGGTGGTTTGGAGTTTCACCAAGATACTCTGGTTGTACTACAATTCGTTTGTTGTATTTCTCTGCCATTTCATCAGCAAATCCAGGTTGAGTTGCTGAACGGATAACAATAAAGTCACAACCGCAATCACGGATTGCATCCTCTACTGCTGAACAATCAATACCATCACCACCAGTGTAAGGAGTAGGTACTGCTAGAAAAGCAATATCACAACCCTCTAATGGTTTATTATAATAGTTTCCTTCAATATATGGGTCATAGATTTGAGCATCTGGAAACAACTTCTTTGTTGCTCTGCCTATCCAACCATATCCAATTATTCCAACTTTCATACTACAAATCCCGAAAAGTCTTTCTTTTCTCTTTCACCAAATTTATTAATGGGTTTATCTTCACGACCACCGTCAACGTCGATCAAATCTTCCTGAGCAGATTCCTCAACGTCATACAGACGCATCTTGGCACGATCAATACCAACGACAAATCGTTTGTTGTGATTGGGGTCGCCATAACGATTCTTCAACTGCTTGATCATAACCTGATTCAACTGTTCAAGTTCTTCGCTGGCAATCACTGCCATCATGAAGTCAGCAGTTGCTGGCAAACCAAATGATTCAGAAGTATCTTCCAAACCAACATCGCTGTTGCCATAACCAGAACGAGTAGTCTGAGTTGCTGACCAGATAGGCACATTCATCTCAACTGCCAGTCCACGAAGTTCCTCAGCAATTGCTTTGATGTAAGTATATGAGTTGACACTTGCACCCATCTTCATTCTAGCAGAAGCACAAATGTTTAGATAGTCAATGTAGATAATGTCAGGTTTAAATGACTTCTTCAGTCGAAGTTCGTTCAATAAATGTCGGAAGTGTCCAACACCAGCGGCAGCAGTTGGATATTCTTTTACAATCAACTTGCCTGATGTTTTCCCTTTGACACGTTCCATCTTTTTCTCATAAGATTGACGAGGCATTTGTTTGAGATCATCTAATGTAACATTTAGAATGTTTGCATCAATACGTTCAGCAATCTTTTCTTCTGCCATTTCCATAGTGATGTAAAGAACATTCTTACCATCCATAAGATTAGCAGTTGCCATGTGACACATAGCGAGAGATTTACCAACACCAGTACCAGCAAGAATAATGTTTAGTGATTTCTTAGGAACACCACCCTTTGTGATGTCATTCAGTTTAGAAATATCAAAAGGAACACGCTCTTCTACTTTATGATAGAAGTCATAACGATCAGAAGCATTATCAATAAAGTCATGACCAACATTTGGATCAAATGATACGGACAATGCGTCAGACAAGATTTCAGGTATTGCTCCCTTATCTTTCCGACCTTCTTTGTCATCAATGATAGAAATAGATTCCATGATTGCATTGTAGAGTGCCTTTTCCTGACAAAACTTTTCAGTTGTATCTACCAACCACTGTTTATCATCTTCTTCAACCTTTACCAAAGTTGAAATATATTCATTCAACGAAGTATAATCTTTGTCGTTGATGTTTGTAAGATTTGATACTTCAATAGTCAATGCTTCACGTGAAGGTAATGCATTAAACTTGTTGATGAACGCATCTAGTTGCTCATAAACAATACGTTCAGTTCTATCAGAGAAGTAATCAGATTTTAGATAAGGGAGTGTTCTGCGAGCATAGTCTTCATCATGTAGTAGGTTGTTCAGTATCAGGTGTTCCGTTTGCATTCTCAATTTGCTCTTGTAAAATATCTACCAGAATATCTCCAAGGATATTCTTTTCTTCATCTTCAGTCAAGTTTACTGGGTTAGTTGGTTCTTCTAAAGTTACAGTATTGAACTCTAAGACGGCACCATCACCATCTTCGCTTTCTTTGATACCAACTGTATCATATTGGAACAATAGTCCTTCAAGAGATCCCTCTTCAATTTTTACTGCCCAATGATCTTCAAAAAACTCTTTGCCTTCTGCTTCAACAAGACTATACTTTACTGCCATTATGATTCACCAAACTTTGGAACATCACCTTGCCATTCATGACACTGATCTGCCATTCCTAATTCCATTTCTTCAGGAACTTCAGGTTGTCCTTCACCACCATATTTGTATTCTTTAGCAGCAGCAACGTCTAACTGATCAAGAACTTCTTTGGTGAAATACTTTTCTGGTTCTTCGTTGATGTTCTTACCAAATACTTTCGTACCATCAGGCAACTCATAGCGAGTAGAAACCTTTTTGATAATCTCATACTTCTCTGCAAGTTCTAGCAAACCATAGTAACGATCAAGACCTTTTTCAAATGACAGTTTGACTTCTGCCTTGCCTTGCTCTTTAGTGAAGCGAGATTTCTGCATGGTGCACTTGATGATGTTACCAACAACATCCTTGCCATCTTTGTCTTTTTTCTTACCCAAGAAAACAATCTGTGAAGCAGCATACTTCAAACCTGAACCACCACCCATTTCTTTGGTAGGAACATAAGCACCAATCACATCATAGACATGATTGGTAACGAGCAGCGGAACATTCGCTTTTGCCAGTTTTAACGAAAGAACACGGAACGTGCCACGGAGTAATTGCGATTTAGTCATATCACGTGCTTGTTTGCCTGACTCAACATCTTCAAGTTCCTTCATACTTGATAGCATGCCGAGAGAATCAAGAACCATAATCATTGGTTTCTTTTCTTCTTCAGGTGTGTCAATGTAACTGGTTAAGATGCGAGTTGCGCTCGTTCTAAACTCTTCGATTGATGTTGGTTCAACGATAATAACGTTTTTAGGATTGATACCACGATCCACCATCATTTGTTTGGTGACTGCTGCTTCTGTATCGAAGTAGATGACACCACCGTCAGGGTTGTCTTTCAAAAACTGAGCGACAACACCCATAACGAAAAAGGTTTTACCTGTTGCTGATTCACCAGCAAAGGCAGTGATTTTATTATTAGGTACACCACCATAGATGCTGCCTGACATCAATGCATTCAATGCATATGATCCAGTATCAATAGTACCAGAAAACTCAGAACTGTTGCCACCTTCATCGAGGTTGACGGCAGACTCAATACCCTTAGTGATGTTACTCAAAAAATCCATAGTAAACTCCAATGTCAAAAATATATTATACTATCATCCACGTGTAATAGCAAGCAATCTATCAATCTGCGATTGAACTGCTGCTTCACGATTTGGCCAATGAATGTATGCTTGATCTGCCGACTTCATCAAGTTTACCAATAGTGGCATGATCAGTTTCTCAACTTCTGTCAGTTTAGCAGTAACTTCTGCTTCTTTAGTTGTTTTGATTACATCAAACTCATCGTCCATGTTCATCAATCTAGCACTTAGTGCATTGATAGCAGTAACCAACGCATCGGTTTTCTGCTCAATACGAAGCACATTGTCGTTGATACCTTCAACGTCACCACTAATGTCTGATGTGTCAACTTTGATTGGACCACTTGATGGTGGTTCATCCACCGCATTGAATCCAAAATCAAAATCACTTAAATATTCTTCTGGTATATTTGCCATTAGAAAAATCCTTCTAGTGTATTTGTTTTTTCAGGTGACCATCCCACAGCATTCAGAATAACTTTCAAAGGTTCTAGGAATGCTTTATCGAACTGCAGGTCGTAATCAATATAGTTGTTTAGTCCAAACTCTTTCGGCAGAGTAGAAATGATGCTAAGAACATTTTGCCGAGCAGGGTTTGGTTCTTTGAGATAACAGAACTTTATTTTCTCACCGTCTTTGACTTGCTCATACCTTTTCTCCAACTTATGTTCTTTTAGTAAATGATTGTACAGCAATCCACCACGAACATGAATAGGAGTTCCTTTTGGTACTACCAAATCTTTCCCCATAACTCTATATTTAGCAAGGTCAGAAATAGAGCGAGGGAATGCCACATCTTCAAACGGCATACTCTTGAACTTCTCACGGAAGTCAGCAATATAATCTTGAGCAGATTTCTCATCACCAGTCATGATTACATTGATTGCTTCCTTCAACGCAGAGCGACAAACAGCAGGTGTTGAAGACTTTACAGTTTCGATACCCATCATCTTCAACTTAGGTTCAGCGTAGCGAACACCTTCGTTGTCATATACATTTAGAATGTATCGTTTCTTTGCAGTCCAAATACCTTTGTCAGCAATAACCTCTCGTGCCATAAACATTTTCTGATCATAGGCATTCATAGTATCAGCAAGTTCTTGATATGACTTGTCGATAAATGGTTCAATCTTTTGCTGTGCTACTTTGTCGAGGAAGTTGATAATCTTTACCGTGTCTGTCTCTTGTGTGCCAAATACAGAATCAACAAGACCGTCAAACCTAATATAGAGTGAATCAGTATCTCCTGCAATGACATAATCTTCTCCTTCAGTCTTGAGCAGTTTATTCAGATAACCATTTATCTTCTTTTCCATCCAGCGAATGGACAACTGACCAGACAATGTGATTGCCTCTGCCATACGAATGTCAAAGAAACGGAAGTATTGATTTCCGATCGCACCATAAGCAGAGTTCAACTGAACCTTCTTTGCAAGTTGAAGGTTCTTGTACTTTGAGATGTCTTTCTTGAGTTGTACTCGATATTCAAGCAACTCTTGGTGTGACATTTCTTCTATTGGTTTAGACAAGAGCGATACCTGTTGTTGCTTTTACCCATGCTTTATCAATATCTTCGTTTGTTGGTGTGACAAACACAACACTGTGGAATGTTGCTGATTCTGGATTCTCAACACCAGTCATACAAATACCACGAGCAAAACCCATGCCACCTTCATTACCCATTACCAACATACGAGGTTTTGACAATATTACAGCATCACCATCAAAACCATCCAGTTTACCAACAAACTCACCAGCAGCAGTCACTACTGATACAACGTCACCTACATTCATAGTTCTTTCAACCTTTTGTTTACTTTTTCCAACAAGTCTTGCGACTCTAACATTTTCTTCTTTGCGATCACACGATCACTATACATACGATCCATCATTTCAGGCAGGAAACCTTGTCGGTCTTTGCGAAACAATCTACCGTTTGCTGCCATACAATTATCGTTTGTATTAGTCTTTCCGTCAAGTATCTCATTGACAGTAACATCAACCCAATCATCTTCAATGAAAGTATCAGGTGAGATATTGTATTGCATAATCAGGTGAGGATACAATGAGTTCAAGTCAAAAGACATCACCCATTTATACATACCCACTTGAGGTTCTTTTACAAAAGCACCAGCAAATTGTGATGACTTTTCTTTCTTGTCATTTGGTTGTACTGCAATCTTACGATCATATAACCAGTTATGGATAAGGACATCCCACATACGCACCTGAGTAAAGGTGTCACGATAGTTTACTTTTGCATCATAAGCAATTGCCATAACCATGTCAATCAACTTCATCTTCTCTTCGAGTTTATCAACCAACTCTACGTCTTTGATGTTATAGTCGATAAACTTCTCATAGTCTGCTTTGTATAGTTGATGCAGTCCTTCAAACTCAGAGTAGTCCAGTTTGCGTTCACCAAGTTCAACGTGAGCAATGTGATCAAGTCGATATGATTCTTGTTGTGAGTATGTAAACTTCTTGTATGTTTCAAGATAGTCTAGTGTGGTGCAACCAATAAGTTCGTATTCTTGATGATCACGATTGAAGATAGAAATCTTTCTCTCATTCAACATACCAGTTGGTGACATACGTTTTGCTTCTTTATCACCGAGTGTTTTTTTGATACGATTGATCAAGTATGGAATATCGAAGAAGCGAATGTTCCAACCAGTTAGGATATCTGGATCTGCTTTACGCAACCAACGAATCCAACGACCAAGCAATTGCTTTTCATCTACACAATAGTCATAGGTGACATTGTCAGACTTCGGAGTATATGGTTGAGTGCCAAAGACATAGTAATGTCCTTTGAGCGAAGCAGTGATGGAAATAACTTTTTGATTTGCCAACTCAGGTTCAGGAAAACCATCTTCAGACTCAACCTCAATGTCGAAGTTGACAACACGGATTACATCTGGATCATAATCTGTTGCAAAGTTTTCATGAACACAAACATAATCATATAATGTTGAACCATAGATCTTGAAGTTTGGAACACCTTCGTATTGTTTTACGAACTCACGTGCATCACGTATGTCACCAAATGTTATTGGTTCAACAGGTTGATTGTTTACTGAATGCCAGTTGGTTTGCTTTTTAGCAGGAACGAATAGTGTTGGTTTATATTCAATACGATCATTGAAACGAACACCATCATCATAACCTCGGACGATAACACTGCCGCCACGAGTAAAAAAGTTTGTATAGAATCTCAAAATAACATACCAAAATAAATGGGGGAGCGTTGCTCCCCCTCGCTATTAACCCAATAACAATTGTTTTGCTTTCTTAGAGAACTCTCCAAGATTAATTGTCTGAGGTTTTTCTTCCTCTGGAACTACATTCTCCAGTCCAACATAAAGCATACCATCAACAACGTCAGCACCCACAACTTCAATTGTGTCAGCAAGTGTGAATGAACGTTTGAACGCACGAGCAGAGATGCCCTTGTGTACATAGTCTTTGGTATCCTCTTCCTTTTTCTTACCTTCAATTGTAAGAACACCTTTCTCAAGAGTCAAGTCGATATCTTCTTTTGAGAATCCAGCAACTGCAATCTCAATTAGATAGTGATCATCGCCTTTCTTGACAACGTTGTATGGAGGATAAGGTTGCTGCTTGACAGCATTTGCACGATACATCTCGTCAAAGATTGAATCGAATCCGAGGAAAATATCTCGAGGGAATTGAATAGAATTTGAAGTCATCATTGTTTTCTCCTTTTAAAAGCGAGTTCAAATTAAGAGTCCCGATAGCGGCGACTCTTCTTTATTTATACTACATTTCCATAAAAAGATCAAGTGATGATTGTCTCTTTCTTATATAATTTGTAAGCAATAATTCTTTACGATTTGCCTCATCATCACGATAAGTTTTGCTTGAGTGCATAGTATAGGTTAGATCCCATTCAGTTTGTTCCCAACCAGTATATGCTTCTTTCAAAGTATCATTGGAGTTGTAAGTGATCATTACCATATTGCCACAAGAGTCTACATCATCATGAAACTTCTTGTGATCAAAACCAGAATGCATATTGCCTTCATCACCATAGATAAATGACTTAATGTCATAAGGCGGATCAGCAAATACGAAAGCATCCTTGTCGCCATCCAGCAACTCAGCATAATCGTAGTTGGTGATGTGCCACTTCTGAATCAGTTGAGAGAAACGAGGTAGACGATCAATGATGTTGTGATTGAAGTTGCTGTTGATAGCAACCTTACTGAAAGACCCAGCAGTTTCTCCAAGTCCAGAGAATGAACAACGGTTTATAGTATAGAACTGCCAAGCACGATCAAAAGCAGAAGTGTTTGGATCTTTAAGAGATTCCTTCAAGATAGGAAACATATCCAAGTGTGCTTGATTTGGATCTGATGATCTCAACAAATCATCTTTCAAAGTTGTAAGACATTTTGTCAAGTTGATGGGATCATTCTTTAGAACATCCCAAAAACAATACAAGTTATAATACTTGTCATTAACCCATACTGGTGTATTTGGATTCTGTTTAGTGAACTCTATTGCGCAGGAACCGCCACCAAGAAATGGTTCACGATACTCATTGATTGTATCTGCAGGAAGGTTTTGTTCTTGGAATAGAAACTTGACAGCACGTGATTTGCCGCCAGGATATCTCAAAGGTGATTTTAGATCTTTCATAATAATAGGTGGCAGGGTTTTGGGTGATAAGGAAACCCTGCCAGAACCTCAACTTACTGACTAGGCAGCAAGTGCGAACGTATCATCGTTTGCGTTTATTTTATTTGACAGTTACGCTGTCCAGCGATTCTCAGTAATGCTTTCAAAGACCTGTCGAACCTAAATTCATCCCCCCTAAACACACCCTGCGTAGTCTTCAAACGTACTCGTCGAACCTTACTGCGCCTGACGGATGTGCTTAGGTGGAGATGGTGGGAACTGCCCCCACGTCCAAACCTTCTATTTACATTACGTCAACGAATAATTTATTATACTACAATTACTTCTTACTTCTTAGAAGCAACTTTTTTAGAAGTTTTCTTGGTTGTCTTCTTAGTAGTCTTTTTCTTAGTAGTTTTCTTTGTTGCTTTCGCAGCAGGTGCAGGTTTATCAGCAGCAGTCGCTGGACCAACCTTACCTTTCATTTGTACGTTGTGTACGTTTGGTGCTTTGTGATTCATATCCACAGGTTTAGCACGATGCTTAATATACATCGCAATCAACAATACTACTACCGCAGCACCAATAATCATTTCAACAGTCATTTTATTAACTCCAGTTTAAACATTTATGTAAATTCGGTTGAAAGAAGGATGGTCCTTTCAGTACCTTCCCATCTTCACGATGAATAGGTTTACCATCATCGCCAAGTTTACTCATGTTAGATGCATGCACTTCTTTGAAGCACTTGTCAAGGTCTAGACCGAAAGCATGACCTGCACCATATACAACGTAGAGTAAATCTGTCAACGCATCCGCAATCTCTATTGTATCTGATTCTCGGATAGAGTCAACAAGTTCTTGTAGTTCTTCTTCAATTAATGCCACTCGAAGTTTTTGTACTTCAATATCAGGCATATGTACAGAAGTTTGAACGTCTTGACCAAAAGCAGACATAAATTCTGCTACCATTTCAAAGTTTGTCATAATTAATTTTTCTTTCCTAAGTTATACTTTGCTACCAGTTCCCATTCATTCTTTTCTTTGAATGGAAGAACTTTGATTTGAGAAAGAGGTGCTACTGGTTCATTTGACTTATCAGTAACCAGTTCAACTAAACCCCATTCTGCTAATAGGTTTGCGATTGTATTGCGGCGAGCAATATCTTCTTCACCAAAGTTAGAAAGTTTGCCATCTAATGCAAACAGTTCTTTGAAGTGAACAATATAATACTTGCCTTGCTTGTGTAGAATATGACAAGATTGATAAATCGTTTTATTTTTGCGTGACGATACACCAATACGAGTCAATGTTTCTCTAATCTTGAGGAAGTCATCTTCGTTCTTGAGTCTGACTTCGACCATGTTTTCAACCATCTTTGCCACCCTTGTGCATTTTTATTCTTATAGAGGACAATTGTTCGTCCGTGAGGATGGCGAGTGCTTGGCGTGCCTTAGAATCATTATAACCATAATATTCTTTTACTAACAACACGTCACCATCATTATCTTTCTTCGCCCATTTAGCATATCGCTTTTTAGGTCTGATGATATTTAGGAGATACTCGTATTGCAGTAAGTTGTCAATATGACTGCGTTGATTCATTTCATTCGCATGAAAGATAGTATCAGCATGATAAGAAAACGCACGGTTGTTTAGAAACGCATCATATTCTTTCTCGGCGATAGTATCATTGGCAGTACCACGCATCAGATTCTTTTTGTTCTGACTTATTGAGTTGGTGTAGTCAAAGGGATTAGTCTTTGCCATATTTGTCACTCTTTTTCATAATCTTTTCGCACCCATCTCCGTGCCCCCACCTCACATAATTACCAGCAGTCATAGTTTTCCCACACTTTGGACAAGTATGCAATTTTTGATTGCAACATGATTCACTTATATTATTCTTCCATTCTGGAGTGAAATCAATCGAAGTTCTTCCTGTCTTTCTCCCAGTTGCCTTTTCACGGATTATTCTTTTTGTGGATTCTTTATGTGATTTACCCCACATAGGATTTCCAGAACCAAAATTTTGTTCTGACAATTCATTTCTCAATTTCTCTGCGAGATCACTTCCATATATTTCTTCATAAGTTTTCCCAGAACGAAGTTCAGACACTTTTTTATTTGGTCCAGTTTTCTTTCCTTTGTTCCAAGCAGTTTGAAGTCCAGTCTTACCTTTGTTCCAAGGGATTATTGTTCCATCATGATCAATATTGATAACCTTTCTCAGTTCTTGGTCAGAAAGAGAAATATCATAATTAGGATCTATACCAAAAAGGTTTGAGAGACGTTCTTGTATTTCGTATGTATAAATAGGTTCAGGCATGATGCTTACTCCTTACAGTAGCATTGTGTTGGGGGGGATGTTAGCGCATCCCCTTCTTTCTCTATTTATATATCATTTGAATTCAGCGGAAACCATTATCTCCGTAAGAAGTGCCATTGTATTGATTTCTTGGTCGGCACAAAACGCACTTTTATATTGGTAATCTGCCAAAATTACCACCACTTCTGGTATACTTGATGGTTTCAAAAGGTCGTGTAAAGACTCATACAACTTGCGGAAAAACGCAGCAGGTTCTCCATCAATATTTTGACCAACCCATTTACGAACTGTAGTAAACTCTTTGTTCTTCAATGCTTGCATCAATGCTTTGAAGTTCTCATCTGATTGATTGACAAGGATACCAGCATCAATGTTACCTGTAACAGAGTATCGTTGTAGTTCGTTTAGAATGCGACGATTGTCAGGGAAGTGCTTCATTACTAATTCAGCAACCACCTTCTGATCATATTGCACATTCTCATTAGCGAGGATTGTTTCTACACGCTTGAAGAACATACCTGCCAACTTAGGCATATCTTTCTTCGGAACTTTGAACTCCACAACCGAGCAGCGTGAATGCAATGGTGCGATAATCTTGTTTACAAAGTTACATGTAAGAATAAAACCACAGTTGGAAGAATACTCTTCCATGAAGTTACGCAAAGCAGGTTGAACCGTCTCAGCATTTAGATAGTCTGCCTCATCAAGAATAACATACTTGCGTCCACCTGCCAACGACATAGAGGATGCAAAGTTCTTAATCTTTGTACGCAGTGTATCAATCAAACGACCTTCGTCTGAACCATTGATCACGATGTAGTCAGCACCAACTTCATCAAGCATTGCTTTCGCAATAGTCGTCTTACCAATACCAGCAGAACCAGTCAGTAAGAGATTAGGGATCTTCTGTTGATCAACAAAAGTTTGGAAGGTTGTCTTCAGATCCGCAGGAAGGATCGTATCAGCAACCGTGTGTGGTCGATATTTCTCACACCATAAAAACTCTTCCATCATTTATCTCCCATAAAAGGTTCAAGTGTACGACCCATAAATTTAATCGTACCATCTTCCTTCAACTTACGAACTGTTTGGTTTGTATCATGACAATCAACACAAATCTTTCTTGGTTTCCAAAGAAGAGACTTTGCTTTTAATTTTGTTTCACGATAAAAATTGATTATTGGGTGATGCATTTTGCATTGCTTGCAATAACTCAACCTCAATTTATTATTACCCCACAGATCACGGGATTTAAAATATTCAGGAACATCTCTAAACACAACAGGAATGACATCATCTCTTGTTGCCATATTTCACCTCACACATAATATAAAGTAAGGGGAGCATTGCTCCCCAATCATTATTGAGTCACTGCTTCGTACAGTGCTTCAACATCATCCATTTCAGTTTTAACTTCAGTCAAGTTCTGCTTATGGTAAATAGTTGCCATTTTGCGAATGTACTTTTTAGGCACTTCAACTTTGTCTGAAACTTCATCAATGATTTCTTTTTGTAAATCTTTTTCAGACTCCACACGTGTCATTGAATCAGACATTTCTTTCATCGCATTCAAAAGAGTTTGTTTTGTTTGCGGATCACTTGGAATAATAATATTGCTCATTTACTTCTCACTTGGTTTAGTTTTGCTTTGTGCCTTTTCATTTGATGCATTAACAGCATTGACCAATTCACCACGAACTTGACCAACAACTGTTAAGTCATCACCAACAAACACACCTTTCTTCGCTGCCAGATCGATAACTTGCAAAACAGCAGCAACGACTTCAGGACGAACTTCAACCATTATACTTGCTTCCTGCTTCAGTAGCAACCCAGTATTCTACTTTGTTGCCTTTGAAATGCGAAATGCCTTTTTGTGAGATAGAAACCTTGTAGTCATCAGACATAAACTTGAAGTTTTCAACTTTGAATACAAAGTCAAACTCTGCAGATGTTTCAACACCAAGATCTTGAGAGAACTCGTTAGAGGTTGGATTCTTAGTATCAGTAGCAACCAATACAACTGAACCAGCAGCACCACGAACCACAACTTCAGGCAAACCAAGTTGATTCGCTGCATTGACAACCTTTTTCAGATCATCAAATGCCAAGTCAAACTCAACTTCAACCGAAGGTAACTCCAGATTCTTATCTGGTGGGGTTGTTACCATAGATGGATCAGTGTAGGTGTAACGTGACTTGTTCTTACCTTCGCTGATAGTTACAGCAGAGTCGCCGAACTCGTAGTCTTCATCTTCAAACAAAGAAGCAAGACCCAAGAACTGACTTAGATCATAGACAGCAAAAGGAACAGAGAATGATTCGTTGACAACTGCTTGTGCCAGAATATTCTTCTGCTCAGAAACAGTACGCAGAACATTGCCTGACTTTACTGAGATGGAGGGATTGATTGTAGAGAAGTTCTTCAATACATCAAAGGTGCTATCACTTAATTTCATTTTTTATTGTCTCCATTAGACTTACTCAAAGTTTTACATTTATAAATACAAGTATAATCTATAAATGAAAGTTTGTCAATATGTTTTTTCATAAACATCACATTGTTCCAAGACATATGGGTGGCACAGATGATCCATCCAATCTTATCGAGTTGACTGTTGAAGAACATGCACAAGCACATTTTGATTTATACAAGGAACACAATAAACCAGAAGATTGGTATGCTTACCTTGCGTTATCAGGACAAATCTCTTCAGATGAAGCAAGAAGAGGAGTATGTCGTGAGCGTATGTTAAACAACAACCCTTTACATGATCCAGAAATCGTAAAGAAACATCAAGCATCTCGTAAAGGTTATCTCCCAACAGAAGAAACTAAAAAGAAAGTTTCAGAAACTATGTTGGGACATAAAAAATCAAATACTGATAATATGAATAAAGATAAAGTAAAGACTTATCTTGTCACCACGCCAGAAGGTGAAGAACTCACTATTACCAACTTGAAACAATATTGTGAGCAAAACGGTTTGAATGAATCACTTATGTATAAAGTTGCAAGTGGTAATAGAAACCATCACCGAAAATATCTTTGTTCTAGAATCTCCTAACGATCACCAACAAATTTATTCAAGTTGGTTGTATTATCCTGATCATGGATATACAATGCAATTATAGCATAGTGGAGCACCTTCATGAGATCTTTTCTTGCGTCTTCAGCAGTGCCTTTCTTTCCATAACGTTGTGCGTATTTGAGAACATTACCGATTGTAAAACCAATACCGTGTCCTTGATCAATTACGAACTCAGTTGTTTGAAATTTGTTTTGACTATAATGCTCATCATATGTGTCATCAATATAGTCCATCAACTCCTGCACTAAGGCAGGTTCATTATATTTGTAATCACTCATAATATCATTTCTTCATCTTTTTGATTAAATCAGGATCAGCAGTAGCACTTGCACCAAGAGTAGCAAGATCAACCAATGATCCACCAAATGTGTAAGAACCAGTGTGAAGCAATTTCATCCACGGTGCCATATAAGTATCAACACCAATGTCACGCATCCACTGACAGAACATATAATCTTCTGACAAGTATCGCTTTGAACGCTCATCAATCAATGCTTGGAAGTACATGTGAATCTCACGAGTACCATCAAAGTGTTTAGTTCGAACATGATCAGGCAAGTAAGAATATTCTGGGAATGCCTTTGCAAACTTTTCAAACGCACTTTTGGTGATCATCATGAAACCAGTACCACCTTCAAGCACCTTTACAGGTTCATCAAGTTTGATTTGGGTTTGTCCTTCAGCAGGATTGAAAACATAATCACCAACATAGTTTTCTAACTTGGAAGGATCTTCATCTGCCATACCTTTATCAACTGCTGTCTTGATCTTTTCCCAAGCAATAGTTTTCTTAGGATATGGACCACACATAATCTCAGGACTATCTTCTGCTTCAGGATCCATCAATGCTGCAAGTGTTAGCACATCGTTAGGATCGAAACCAATATCAGAATCGATGAACATCAAGTGCGTATAATCCGAGCGCATGAATTCATCAACACAATAGTTGCGTGCACGAGTAATGAGGGATTCATTGAACAGATAGAAAAACTTGATGTCAATACCGTAATGTTGACCAAGTTTTGCTAGATCGGCAGTAGACTTACAATACATGCCATGACAGTTACCACCATACATTGGTGTGGCAACAAAGATTTTGCGTTTGCGCAATTCGGTCAAATCAATTTCAAGATTCATATTTTCTCCATGTTATAGTCATTATATAATTGTAGCATCAACATGGTATTTAGTCAACTGAAATCGTAACTGTGTTTGCGTTTTCGCCAAGATAAACACTATCTGCCAAAGAAAAATCAAATTCATCAAAAAGATAAACCGATTCACCAGCACCAAAATCCAAATCAGTAACAGATTCAGAAGCACTGATTGTGATTATGTTATTACCATAAGTCAGATTATATGTTGCATCATCACTCAAATCAATTACATTGTTGCTGTAATCAAGAGTAATGCTCATTGTATCTTCAGACATCATACACATCCTGTTGGTTTAGGTAGACCACCATATTTGGCAATCTGTTTCATTGGTCCAGACTTCCATTCATCATACAATGGTTTCGCTTTGCGATCATAACCAAGTGCCTTGCCGAAGTCTTTGATGCGTGGAACCATAGAAGATTCCTCATACATCTCACGTGCCAACATAATATGTTCAACCATAACATCAGAAAGTTCTACACCATCTGCTTCTGCCATTTCATTCATTACTTCTGGTGTCCATACTGACATATCAAGTAGGAAACCATCACCATCTCTTTCTAAACTCATTATTCTGCTCCAAGATAATCCATAACTTTTTCAGGAGAAGATTCACCATATGGGTCATCTTCTGCGCCATCTTTATATCCAGGTTCAACACCCATCCATTCGATCTTGCCGTCATTAACGACCATTGCATATCGCCATGAACGATTGCCGAAACCCAAGTTGCGTTTGCCGCATAGCATACCCATGCCGACAGTAAAGTCACCGTTGCCATCGCAAAGTGCTTTCACATTCTTAACACCGTCTTTCTCGAACCATGAGTTCATTACAAAACCATCATTGACTGAAAGACAGTAGACTTCATCAACACCCATAGATTTGATTGCTTCATAGTTCGCATCGAATCCTGGAAGTTGTTGCGATGAACAAGTTGGAGTCCACGCACCTGGAAGTGCGAATACAACTACACGTTTGCCACCAAAAACTTCATCAGTGGTTTGCTCTACAAAGCGACCACCAATAGGACAACCACCTTCATGAGCGATGTCACCATCACGTCCGATAAAAGTTGCCACTGGTACTTTATTTCCTACGCCCAACATTTTTCTTTATTCTCCAAGTTAATATCTGATTTTGGTTTATAAATTTTTGCGTTTTCTAAAACATTTTTAGAATACCAATCCACAGATTCAAGTTGTCTGTTTAATTCTGGAATTCTGCCATGCTCACGAAAATATTTTTCTTGTTCTCTAACTTCCTCTTGAAGAGCAAGTGCTTTTAAATATTTTGAATCTTTTTCACAAGCACCAATAATCATATAATCAAAAGTCAAATCCAATACATCTTCTTTACTTTCACAAAGTCTAACAAAATCTGATGCATTATCATATGGCGACTGTAACTCCTCTGGAAACTTATTTTGTGCTTGTTCAGTAATTTGAAGCATACGATCAACTGTGGTCATGAAATCAGCAATTCTTTGTATGAGTCCTCTAGTATTTCCAGCACTTCCAATGTATAAAACTTCACCTCTATACTTTATCCTATACACACCAGCAACTTTTAATTTTCCAAGGTAAAGTTGATGATTTAATCTTTCTTTTGACCAAATAACAATTTGCTCAGGAGATTTACAATCACCGTCACCAAAAAACATTTCTAAAGTCTGGACAAGTTCTTCATCCTTATTAAACATTCTACCACCTTCAATCCATTGAAGGTTCATGTTCAAAACAGTTAATTGTTCTTTTGTCCACTGATCACCAATCATATATGATTCATATTCAGGTGTCTTATTCATTACAAACTCCAATTAAAAAGGGTTGTGTTCTTCGTTGTAATCGTCAGCACGATCTTCTTCAGTTTCGAGTTGTACACCCTCATCAACTTTGGTATACAAGTCCATGAACGATAGTTTGGTATCGTCATCGAAACGATTAGTACACATCTCAATCGCACGCATACGATCGTTGAAGATAGCATGTGCCTTAGCAATGTGAACCAAACGACGTGTTGAGATAATCTCATCAACGCCACCATCCATAAAGGTTTTGCGGATGATATCTGCCCAA